GAGCTCACTATTTATGAAGCCAGACAGCAGAGAGCCCAAGAAAGGGCAGAGCTCGACCGCAGCGATCGCTACCACAACCAATTGCGCAACGATGAGCCCTGGACTTGAGCGCAAAGCAAAGAAGTTGACCAAAAGCAGGCGCCTGCACCTAGCGGCCATCTATACCTACTTTGTCAAGGATCACAATAAATGGGGCCCAAGAGGTGCCATCTATGAAGACATGATAGATTCATGGGTAGGCACAGACTGCAAGTGGGGGCATCTGTCATGGAAGCAACGAAGCCCCCATATGAGCAAGCAGGACACTTTGCAGGTCATGGTGAACCTATTTAACAAGATGCAGGGCTGTAACCACTACAGCGGGCATATCATTAGCCGCAAGGCACCAGGCACACAACCAGGGCAACAATTTAGAATTAGATGATAGACAGCAAAGAGAAGGGCAAAAGGTTTGAACGTTGGTGCTGTAAGTGGTGGCACAGCATCACAGGGCGGGAGGTACAGCGCACCGCAGCCGTCGCCCCACAGTTAGATAACGCTGGCGTGGATCTGATAGGCACAGGCGCTTGGGTTGTGCAATGCAAAAGCGTAGAGCGCAGCATGGACGTTCACGCGATCCTGGAGCGCATGCCACAGGGTACAGGCATTCGGACTGTACTGCATAAGCGCAAGCAAAGGGGCACAGTGGTTGTGATGTATTTGGATGATTTCGCGCATGTACTCTCAAAGCTTGACAGATGACGATTAAACCTGTTCTGCCGTTAGGCGTTGGCTATCCACTCATTCCAGGCATATGGTGCGAAGTTTACCCTGGCTTCATCGCCATGCTTTACCCACCTACCCACCGCATGCATGCAGCCGCTGACATGGTCCGACTCACTGAAGCCCTAGAGGAAGAGCCAGAGCCTACAGATGTTGAGCATGAAGCTGCAGAGTATGTCCTGGAGTCTGCAAAACCTGAGCTGCAGCTTATAGCAGATAATTGGGCCATCATCACAATATCCAACAGCCATGCCATGGATGCCTGAACGCCCAAAGAAGCAAGCACAGACGCGAAAGGCCAGGTGGCATGGCTATGGCACCACGCGTTGGCGAAAGATGCGGAAGCTAATGCTGGCAGCTGAACCACTGTGCAGAGAGTGCAGAGCTATAGCCACAGTGCTAGATCACATCCACCCGGTACGTGATGGAGGTGATGCCTGGCACCATGACAATTTGCAGCCGCTGTGCAAGCCCTGCCATGACAGCAAGAGCGGCAGAGAGGCCCACGCACCGCGCACCTATGGCCCCAAAGACATTTGAATAAGGGGGAAGGGGGTCAGTAAATGCCCGCTGTTTTGCTGAGCATCGGCGGTACTACACTCCTTCTTTCTGAGCTTTTCCAACTGAGTCCCCTACAACCTAATCCCCTGATTATGAGCAACAAAGACACGCGGCACGTAACGCCCCTAAACACGGCCACCAGGCCAGTGCACCCCGATATGATGACAGACGCAGAGCTAGAATTGCGTATTATGGATATGAAGAACCAGCACAGCCATGGGCGCCACAGAGACAGATGGATGGCAAGAGAAATACATGAAGTCTTGGAAATTTTACTTTTAGAGCAAGCGAAGCGATGACAGAAACACGGCAAAAGCTCACAGACGATTACGTGCAGGAGCACGGGCAAGAGGGCCTAACATATAGAGTTGAGCAGCTTATTGAAACGCTGGCTAACATGATCCGCGACGAACGCAGATTAGAAACCGTCTGCCAGGTGCATGGCACCACCTACAGCACTACAGGCGACAAAGGCCAACAGGTGCACAAGCACAGGCCTGAACATGTGGAGCTCATGAAGGTCCGACAGCTGAAGCTTCAGTACGTCAAGCAGTTGGGTCTAGGTGTAAGCAAAGAGGAAACCACCTGGCACTAATTGCGCCCCTGTAATGTTTGACCAGGCCAAAGCTGACCACGCAATTAAGTGGATTGAAAATTACTGCAGCCATGTGAAGGGCGAGCTTGGCGGACAGCCTTTCATTTTAGAGGATTGGCAAAAAAAAGACATTGTTGGCAAAATCTTTGGCACGATCCGCGAAGACGGCACCAGGCAATATCGGACAGCTTATATAGAACTACCACGAAAGAACGGTAAAACCAACCTAGCTAGCGCCAGCGCTCTATATATGCTATGCGCTGAAGGCGAGCCTGGGGCGGAAGTGGTCAGCGCTGCAGCTGATCGCAATCAGGCCCGCATCTGTTTTGAGCTGGCACAGAATATGGTTCGAAATAACGCAACCCTAAGCAGGCGCTGCAAGGTGTTGCAGCATGGCATACAATACCGGGAGAACGTATATAAGGCCATCAGCGCCGAAGCTGGCACTAAGCACGGGTTCAACTGTTCAGCTGTCATCTATGATGAAATTCACGCAGCCAAAAACAGAGAGCTTTGGGATGTGTTGAGCACGTCAGTAGCCAGCAGGCGACAGCCTTTGGTTATCGCCATCACCACCGCAGGCCATGACATGAACAGCATCTGCAGAGAGCTGCATGATTATGCTATAAAGGTTCAAGATGGCAAGGTTCAAGATCCGAGTTTCTTGCCTGTGGTGTATGCTGCAGACAGATCCGACGACTGGAGCAAGGAAAGCACATGGCGCAAAGCAAATCCAGGCTTTGGCACTATCTGCAAGGCTGACTACTTCAGGCAGGAGGTGCAGAAGTGTAAAGCCAACCCACGCCTAATAAATACCTTTCTTCGGCTTCACCTGAATATCTGGACACATGCGGAAGTCCGATGGGTTACAGATGAAGAATTCATGAGAGGTAGCACAGAATTCGATGATACTCACTTGCGTGGCCTGCCTTTATATGTTGGCCTTGATCTAGCCAGCGTGAAAGACCTCACTGCGGTCGCCATGCTTTGGGTGGATGAAAAGAGGGACGTAATGTATTTACGCTGCATGCATTTTATTAATGAAGTGTCAGCCACTGGCAGACAGAAACGCATGGGCGTGGATCACATCACCTGGCAAAGGATGGGCTTAATGCAAATCACAGAGGGTAACGTCACCGATTTGCGAGCTGTAGAGGGATATATAGAGCGCATTCACGATGAATACAAAATCACAGCTTTGGCCTTTGATAGGTACTACTCCGAAATGCTGGTGCCGGATCTCATTACATACGGGATCGACTGTCAGCAGTTTGGCCAGGGTTACGCATCTATGAGCTATCCCACCAAGCAGATGGAAAGCCTAATCTGTAAGGGTCATGTGTTGCATGGCGGCCATCCTGTTTTGCGTTGGCAGGTGGGTTGTGTCCAGCTACAGCGAGACGATGCAGATAACATTAAAGTTAGCAAGAAGCGAAACCAAGAAGGCCAGAAGGTCGATGGATGGGTGGCCAGTATTATGGCTCTAGGTTGCTATTACAACAACAGCGAGCCAGAGCCTTTACTTGAAGTGTACAGCCTATAACGCTGAATGCCTTATCTTTAGCCTATGGCAAACAGGCTGCAGAAATGGGTAAAAAATCTCAGGATGAGAGTGGGCTACTTCAGCCCGGAAGATGTCGCCATGCATGCCGGCATCTTGTCCAGTGCCAATACAGCCGTACCTGTTACACCACAGAGCGCCATGGGCGTGGCTGCAGTCTATGCCTGCGTTCAGAAGATCAGCAGCAGCCTGGCAAGCATGGAGCTGAATATTTACAAGCGTGATGCAGGCGGCAAGGAAATAGCTGCTGGTCATAAGGTGCAGCAGCTTCTGCAAACCGAGCCCGCGCCCGATTTGACATCCATGGAATTCTGGGAAGGCATTATCTCCCAGGCTTGCATGTATGGCGTGGGATACGCCCGCATTTACTTTGGCGGTGATGGCCGCCCGGAATATCTGCTACCATTAGAGCACAGCCAGGTGGAGCGCAAGCAGACAGCTGCGGGCACCTTCTACAGGATCCAAGGCGGAGAGATGTTGGCAGAACGCGAGATTTTCACGGTATGCAATCTGTTCCGCAGCTCACCCATTCGCATGCATGCCAGCAGTATTGGCCTAAGCCAGGCGGCCCTGAACTTTGGGAACGATTACTTCAGCAATGGCGGCCAGATGACAGGCGTATTAACTAGTGAGCAGAGCCTAAGAGAGGATCAGGTGCGAACTGTGCAAAGCAGTTGGAACAATAGCCAGACTCATGCAGGCACAAAGTTGCTGCCTTTCGGCTTTAAGTATCAACGCGTTAGCATATCGCCCGATGAAGCCCAATACATTGAAACGCGAAAGCTTGGGGCTGAAGAGATCGCGCGCATCTTTAGCGTACCAGGCACATTGATTGGCATCAGTGGGCAGGCGACATACAACAACATTGAAGCCCAAAACTTACAGTTCAAACAGCATTGCCTTTTGCCTTGGGCCCGCAGGATTGAGCAGGAGGTAAACCGTAAGCTTCTGCTAAACAGCGAACGCGTCCGCTATTACAGTCGCTTTGATATGGACAGCCTAAGCCGTGCCGATAGTGCCAGCCGCAGCGCATACTATCAGCAAGCTTTGCAACATGGTTGGATGAATATAAACGAAGTACGCAGCCGCGAAGATCTAAACGGCATTGGGGCAAAGGGAGAAATTTTCACTTGCCAGGTAAACCAACTTAGCTTAGATCACTTGCAGAGCTACAGCGAAAAACTTTCGCAAAAAGAAGGGGCGACCGAAGCCGCCCCCCAGACCAATTGAAAAAACCAATTGCGCCCCTGTGTGAAACAAAGATAGACAATGAAATCAGATAAGCAAATCGAAAAGCGCAAGGCTTCAGAAGTTCGCGCAAGTGAAAAGCCCATGGTCTTGGAAGGATACGCAGCAGTGTTCAACAGCCCAACAACCATTGGCGACTTCACCGAGCAGATCGCCCCTGGTGCATTTTCCGAAGCATTGGGGCAAGATGTGCGCTTTCTGCTCAATCATGATGGAGTGCCCTTTGCTCGTACCGCTAATGGATCGCTACAGCTCACAGAAGATGATCACGGCTTGCACTATCGCGCAGAGCTTTTAGATACACAGAGCGGGCGTGATCTGTATCAGATGGTACAGCGCGAAGATTTAAACGAGAGCAGCTTCGCCTTCACTATCGCCGATGAAGACTGGAACGACAACCAGCGGACGATCAATAAGGTTGGCAGCTTGTTTGATGTTAGCGTGACGACATT